AATACACTACTGGCGGCTCTTATACAGGAGAGTCTTTTAGCATCTTAGCACAGGGAACAGGTTTTACTGGCATTGCATATACTGGTAGTGATTTTTGGACTTGTAACCAAAGCGAAGATAAGGCATTTAAGTATGCATTACTACCAACACCATAAGGAATTATTATGGACAGAGTAAAACAATTCTGGCGTAGCCGTAGTAACAGATGGCAAGTCTTTGGTGTAACCTTGGCGGCTCTACAAGTGTACGTCCTACAGCTTAACCTATCTGCTGAAACTATCATGTTGGCCAGCACCTTATTCGGAATGGGTGGAATCTTCTTTCGTTATCAAACAACACAAGCGATGTCAGAGAAATAAAAGGAACTTATCATGCTGGACGAACAATCAAAAGACACACTGGACGTACTTGCCGCATCAACAGGAGTGCTTTCCTTAGCCGCTTGGTTGCCACCTATCGCTAGTATATTTACTATTATCTGGTTGGGTATTAGGATTTACGAATCTGAAACCGTACAAGAGATAGTTAATAGAAAGTCAAAATGAATATACTGCATAGCCTGATCAATCCAATAGCAGGGCTTCTTGATAAGTTCATACAAGATAAAGATCAGAGTAATGTCTTGGCTCACCAGATTGCTACAATGGCAGAGAGACACGCTCAGGAACTTGCCAAGGGACAGCTAGAAGTCAACAAGGTAGAGGCGGCACATAAGAATATGTTTGTCGCAGGCTGGCGACCCGCAGTAGGTTGGATTTGTGCAATCGGCATGGCAGGTAACTTCATCTTAATTCCTATGGCTAACTTTGCATTAGCATTGTCTGAGTCTGAGGTATCAATACCCCTTATTTCTTTATCTGAGATGATGCCTGTTCTTATGGGTATGCTAGGTCTTGGTGCTATGAGAACTGTAGAGAAGGCTAAGGGCGTACAGAGAGACAAATGAGATACTTCAAGTTAAAAGACTTTGATTGTCAGGAGACAGGCAACAATGAGATGTGTACTGATTTTATGGATAAGCTGGATGAGTTGCGTCATGTATGCGGATTTCCGTTTATCATCACCAGTGGTTACAGGGATAAGACACACAGCATTGAAGCTAGAAAGGCAAAGGTTGGAACCCACGGACAAGGTATAGCGGCAGACATTAAAATAAATAACGGTAACGAAGCGTACCAGATTATAAAGAACGCTCAGTCAATGGGCTTTAATGGGATAGGGGTAGCTAAGACCTTCATCCATGTAGACACTAGAAAGACTATGCCTGTTATCTGGACTTACTAAGTAAACTCTTTGCTGTCTTCTTAGACTTCCTGAATGCCTTGGCTGTAGGTGCGCCTTTAGACCCAACCTTACGCATCTTCTCACCAGAACCAGCGGCTATTCTCTTTCTCTTAGCGTGTATGTTTGCGTATAAACCTTTCATTATTTCTTCAACATTGATTTCTTTTTACGATACTTCTTTCTGCCTGCCTCATCTCGCAAAGCCTGTATAGCTTTTTCAGCTTGCTCTTTGTCTAGCGGCATAGAACGTGCGCGTTTAGCTTTTACTTTCTTTGGTCGTCCAACCTTACTACCGTATGTACCCTTACCTTGTGGCATTTGATTCCCCTACCATTTAGATTTATTAGCCCAGTATGCCGCAGACATCTTACCCTTAGCGATGTTCTTAGCGTGTCGAGCCTTGAATGATTTACGTCTAGCCTTCTGTTTCTCTGACTTAGGATTAGAGCCTGCACCTGATACGCCCTGCTGTCCATAGCGAATAGTCTTCACCTGACTACCAGACTTGGCAACAACAACGTGGGACTTAGTAGGGTGGTTAGGTGTACGCTTGGGTTTATTGTACCCAGATACGCCAATTCTTTTTAAGAGACTTTTATTTTCCATGCTCTGATTATACCAAAAAAAGCCCCCGAAGGGGCAAAACAACGCTAGGTAACACACATGAAATAGAAAATTATAATTTAGTAATCGTGTTGTAGCACGAGTCCTAAGAGTTAGTAATCGTGTTCGAGCACGAATACTAGGGGGTTGTGTAACTCATTAACACAGAATCTATTCTACACTAAACGTAGGGTGATGCAACCTTAATTCTTCATCTGTTGGTGGTTCAGCTAAAGCCTCTTGTTCAGCCTCTATCTCAGACCAGATTAAATCTATCTCTTCTACTGCATAAGCAGGGAGGGCAGAGCCATACAGCACAGCCTCAAAGATAGAATCCATCTGTACTGGTATATGATCCATCTTTAAATCAATAGCCTTGCTCCGCAGATCATTTAAGAAATTACTCATAACAACCTATCCTCATGGTATTTAATCAAATCATTAAACTCTTTTAACATATCTCTGTAATCAGCAGTGTAAAACTTCTTAATCTTTCTCTTGTCTCGGTGCATCTGCCTAACAAAGTCCTCACCGTACTTATCGATCATCCATAGTGTGTACTGTCCTTCTGCACTACCCTTGGACATACCAAAGGCGTTACAGCCCTTGCACTGGGGGTTCACATTCTTAAACTCTAATGCCCAGTACGAACTACTACCCTTAGCTATGTAGTGACCACCATCACATTCCTTCCAGTGCATTCTCTTATCACACGATACACACTGAACCATTCCGTACTCATCTGCGGCAGAGATTCTTGCCAATTTCTGTATTGCAGTCAAACACTTAGAACGTAATGTAACAGCCATAAATAACCTCATTTTACCATACCCTGTAGGGTAGATCATATTTTTACCTAAACGCGCTTAGAAAGCTCTACAAGCCCTTTAATCGCCCTTCTAGAACCCTTCACGGAGTATACCCTAGCGTTTGTTCTTCTTCTTTCTTTCTTCCCAAAGTTTTTGTTCATCACTAACCATATCCCACCAACCTTTTGCACACATTCCAATTAGTATAAGCCATGCAATTCCTAATAAAATATCCATGTTATTTCCTACTCAGTCATGTCTTTTGAAGGGAATGGTATGTGTATACCAGTTCGCTCCACCAAACCCCGATTGATAGCGTCATATACTTTAGCTACTTTGTCAGAGTGTATCTCGGTAGTAGATTCTATGTCATACATGGTGTTTTGAATCTGCTTCCAAAATGTTTTAAATGATTCTTGTGTCCACGGTATCTCGATGTCACCCTTCATGAACTTAGCGTTCATCTGGTGGTAGATACCTGCATCGTTTAGACGTCTAGCCGCCTCTTTGAAATAGACTTCCAGTGCCGCTTGTTGTTTTGGTGATCGCGGTTTACCAAGCTTGTAATTAAACGTAACGTATTTCTTTTCCTCATACAGTTCAGTTGCAAACTTTAGGTAACCTTCCAAAGACTTGTCGTTTTTTACTGTATAACCTTCAGGCATTAGAGTTTCCTTCTTAACCATTGTGCACTTATAAATTCAGCGTGGCTTTCAAATACGCTACTCGCTAACTGTGGTTGAAAGTGGCTTTTATTTACAGCTTTAGATATTGGTCTTACATGGTGGTTACTAAACGTAGTAGCCTTACCTATCCTTTTGCTCAACGCATTTGGTTTGAGACCAGTAATCTCAGCTAATTTTTTAATTGTGTATTTCTCTCCTGCATTAAAACGAGCATCATCCCCTACAAAAGTCATCAGTTTTTGTTGATGTTGATTGCCATTAAACTGTGTTTGAACACGCTTAATTTTCTTAAAGTTACTGTCTCTAGCAGTTGCCTTGTATCTCAGCCGTTCGCATACAAATGTTTTAGACACGCCAAATGCTTTAGCTAACTCGTCCCTGCTGTAGAATGTACCTGATGTTAGCTTAGGATTTTTACCCTTGTACTCAATTAAAATTGTTCTGCTATCGTGTTTCATAATTAATTCGCCCATGATGTGTCTGTTAGTGCATCTTCAATAGATCTATCTTTTATTGTCCCCTGTTGTTTGGGTTTAGATCTCTGTTTGCGGTTAGTTTCCCACGTTCTCACGCAAGCCTTCCAATCTTTCATCTTGTTCTTGCCTACCATCCATCCCTTTGCCTGATAGAAATCAATAAAGGTTTGTGGATCAACTGAATTGTTTCTTTGATTACAATAATCATTAACTTCATCAACACTGGGAGGAGTGAAACGAGTCCCCTTATTAGTTGTATTATTAAATGTATTATTAATTGTCTTATTATCCTCCATTATTTTATGGGGAGGGTCCCCATCATTTTGTGGGGAGGGTATACATTTTTTAATGGGGAGGGTATCCATTATTTTATCCATACCCCCCTCGTTAATTCTTATGTATCTTTTGAGGACTTGCTTAGTACCTTCTTTGTATTCAAGTTGTACTGTAATGTATCCTTTTGTCTTTAGCTGTCCTATCCAACCACTCACTGTCTTAGGGTCTACCTCATAGAGATCAGCAAAGTATTGATTACTAGACCAACAGTAGCCTTCCTTGTTACACAATGCAGTAATCTCTGCGTACAATAACCTAGCCAGTGGCTTTAAAGTCTTGTCATACCGAACATCAGCAGTCAGAATAGCAAAATAGGATGGTTTATCCATTACTCACCTACCGCAATGAACTCTGATACCTTAACTTCACAAGCATTAGCCAGTTTAGTTAGTGTCTTCATGCTGGGAGATCGGTGATTGTTTCTTATCAAACTTAGGGTAGCCAAGTCCAAATCTGCCTCAACAGCAAGCTGACTTTGATTTAAACTTAACTCATACAAAAAATAATCGATTGATTTGTTGATGTCCATCTTTAACTCCTTGGTAGTGAGCGTGAACTGTAAATTAATTTTATCCTCTAGTCAATCTTTTGTTGACATCTAGTTAACCCTAGTCCATTATACTATGACAAACAACAATAGGAGATACACATGAAACAGTACGAAGACCTAAACAGAACTAACCCACCTGAAGATGGGAACATCTACATTAACTTAATGCTGGAAAGTTTCTCAGACTTTGAGAGAGGCGAGTACGATTGCATACATGGTCACGAAGCGGAAGACGGAGAGTCAGATAAATACTATCAAGGGTATGGTCAACAATATGCCCACGAACAACAAGTAGGAGCAATAAGATGAGTACATGGAAAACATTATCAGCAATAGATTGCAGTAAACACGTAGAGAAGAAAGGCAACCTGTCTTACTTGTCTTGGGCATGGGCATGGCAGACTTTGATGGAGCATTACCCTGACTCGACATATACCTTCAGTGATCCCATGACATTGTGCGGAGAGACAGTAGAGGTATCTGTGAGTGTTAGTGTTAAGGGTATAACTCATACCATGTGGTTGCCAGTGATGGACAATAGGAACAAGTCTATTGTTAACCCTACATCTAGAGACATATCAGATGCTCGTATGCGCTGTCTGGTAAAGTGTATTGCTATGTTTGGTCTTGGCATATACTTGTACGCAGGGGAAGACTTGCCGCAAGCTGTACAAAATGCTGTAGTGTCTGGCGATCAGGCTAAAGAGATCAAAGGGCTAATCGAAGAGCATGGGGTAGATGTTAAGGTGTTTCTTAAGCACTTCAAAGCAACCTCAGTCGATGAGATGTTAGCTGTTCACTATTCTAAAGCTGTAGCGGCACTGAATGCTAAGGCTAAGAAGTGATAATCCTAGACCATGAACAAGGGAGTGACGAGTGGTTTGCCTCAAGACTGGGTAGACCCTCTGCTTCCATGTTTAACAAGCTGATTACCTCCGCAGGGAAGGCTAGTTCTCAGGCTGATGGCTACATAAATGACCTGATAGAAGAGAGATTAAAGGGTGTTCGTGTTCCTATCTATGTAAATGAGCATATGGAAAGGGGTACAAGGCTAGAACCTGAAGCTAGAGAGATGTATGAGTTTGTAACTGAGCAGAAAGTCACAGAATATGGGTTTATACTAGACGATTCAGAAGAGTTTGGTTGCAGTCCTGATGGTATTATTAAAGATAGCGATGGCAATTTTGAGGGAGGGCTAGAGATAAAATGCCCGACTGATTC